TTATTTAAATGTTCCGTAAGGTTTGGTATTATAGCCGTTCTTGTTAAGCTCGCCAACTGCCATCCAATGACGATTCTTAGTTTTGGAGCTAACCCAACTGATCCATACATATCCTTCACGTTTAACATAGCCATCATATTTAACTGTCATTCCATTCTCGTACCAATCTCCTGTCAGCTGTCCTTTCAAGCTTGGTGCAAGTCTGATATTGATTTTATCGACATTACAATAGAATGTTGCACTTTCTTTGATGAAGTCATTAGGAATTTTATTTAATACTGTTTCGGAAGAATTTGCGAACATTTTAGGTCTAAATGCTGTTGCAAACGTAGCACTATATGGGAATTTAACTTCATTAAAATTGCCATTAGCTCCTCCTTGGTTCTGCCCTAAGAATAAACCATAACCATTTCCTAAATCTTTCACGAAAATTGCGATATGGCTAAGCGGTGTCCAACCTTTTACTTCTTTGAACACAGCAATATCTCCCGGCTGCATAATTTCTACCTCTACAAAGTTTTTCAGCATGCCATTTGTTTTTCTGTTGTTCCAAATATCTTTAACATATCCGGAAGTGGTACAGTTTGCGTATGGATATCCAAGATACTGACAATATTTTGCATATCCGTCCCAACACTGATTTCCGTATGCTCCATCAATATTATACCCTTTTCCCAATACTTGATTTCTAAATTCGTTAAATGATTTTGTCACATTATTTTCCTCTCTTTCTTTTTCATCAAAAAAGGACGCCATTTCAGCATCCTTTTTTATCCATTCTTTTTTCAATACTTATCAATCTTGTTTCGTGATTCGATTGAATATGCTTTACTTCATATAGCTCATTATTCAATTTTTCAATACTATTACCTTGCTTTTCGATTGTCTTTAGGGCTTGCTCCAATATCGTATTTAGCCTTGTAATGTTCCCATTTAATTTTAAAACGGGAGCAGCTACCGCAATGAGCGGAACAAGCCACGTTATCAACCCGCCTAACACTTCTAAATCCTGCACATTACTCACCTACATGATTGCAGTTTTTAGCTGGCACTCTATATTGCAGAGCTCTTTCACTATCTGCAATGCCTTCGGTATTGGGGTCAACAACGATGCCGAGAATAGATAACACCGCAAACAAAGCATTTACCACAGCCAGTAGCTTATTTCCTAAATCTCCTAAATCAAGTGTAAAACCAAATACAGCAGCGATCACTTGAATAAGTAATAGTACAGCTGGAATCAACGTAATCCAAAATTGCTTATTTTTAATGCGTACCTCCCAGTTAATGTTATTCATTTCCTTTTCCTCTTTTCTAGCTAAGTTTAATGTCGTTCTAGGACATTAAATAAGACACCCTATTCGAGTGTCTTATTTAAGCATTGCTACAAGTTCGTTGTATTGATCTTGTGTGATACGATCATTCATCAAGAACACGTCCATCTTCATTTCTGTATCTTCAATGTATTCTTGTGTAAGCTGTCCTCTTTTTTTCTTTGCTTCGATACTTCTACATAGCATTTCAAATGTTGTCATTTCATTTTCCTCTCTTTCTGTTAAATTCCTAGCTCCAACATTGACAATCTGTAATCAATGTCAATATTAATATCGTTCTGTGTTTCCTCAAAGGTAGCCGCCGGAACAGGTGTCGGATAGTGCTGCTTTTTTTCTTCCACGCTCCATTCTACAAAATCATCATGGAAATTTGGCTTGCCCTGTTCATCATACAGAGGCTTTCCATGCTTCTGCATTACATAATCGCCGTTGCCAGCATGACTATAAAGGTATCTATCGCCATCTTTCCAACGGTCTATCTCTTTCCACTCTTTCAAATCATCAAGAAATATATTTGAATCAATGGCAATAACAGAACCCTGTTCATCGTATTTCGCATATACAATCAATTCAATATCCATATCCACCCTCCTAAATCGGCTCACACGTTAAAAAATTGATTCCTCTAACCGCATAATTCATCTTGGGATCTACACTTAAACCGCTTGAAGTGATTTCTATTCTCACATAACCACCGATATACATTGACGAAATAATAGTGGTGTTTTTAAATTTTCCTGTATTGTCCATAACTTGAATATTCGATGAGATCAGTTTAGGGTTTCTAATCATGTTCGGAGCATATACGTAAGCATACAATCCGCCTCCTATCATTTTTTGGCATGGTATAAAATTTTCTCCGCTGCAAATCGGCAATAGAGTAGTCTGACATCTTAATAATTCGATATCATAGAGTTCTTTCACATGATGAAAGGCAGCATCTCCCTCAAATAGATCGATGTACTCAATTTCAACACTTGAACCGGTGTTTATATATATAGCTATATTTTTCATATTAGCGGCTGTAAAAGTAAATGTATTACGGCCATTTTTAAGGTTTCCGATTTTGATTACAGAACCTCCTTCTTGTTCATAATGCAAACTTACACTCCCCTTAATATTTCTGACATTTAAGGCAACCGCATATTTTCCTTTTCTCAAAAACCCGAACTTTTGTTGAAAGTAATGACCGGCAGTATGTAAATTTTCTACTTTCACCCAGCCATCACTCAAGACACTAACTTTCAATATACTTGCCAACCACATATCAACGGTATGTCCCGATTTGTTAGTGTAGTCATAAATGTTCTGCCCTCGTTGGTTTACTTGAAAATCATTATTTAATAATAATTGTTTAGTGTTTATCCCTTCCACCATATCTGCCGATGTTCTAGGGAACAACACATCTCCTTTATCCGTTTCCAACTGTCCTTTTAAAATGCTCATGACGCACCACCTTAATTTATAACCTTAAAAAACAATTTTCTTGATGTTGCGCTTTCAGGTGTAGTTCCTACTTTGATAGAACCCCCCGGATCTCCCTTATCTCCCTTTGCTCCTGTTGCCCCTCGAGGACCCGCTGGTCCCGTTGCTCCTTGAGCGCCTGTCGCGCCTTTAGGACCTGCCGGTCCTTGAATGCCTTGCTCTCCTTTAGGACCAGCCGCACCCGGATCTCCTTTTACTCCTTGTAAACCACGAGGTCCTTGAGGACCTGTTAAACCAGTTGCACCGGATAAGTCTGTGATATACGTATATGAAGAAGCACCTTTAACATATAATTTAGCGTTATCCGCATCATTCACATTGCCTGTGTCAATCATTACAAATTGCCCTTGCTTTACTCCATCGCTTGCAAAACCTGCGTTCATTGCACTTACAGAGGCATACGTCTTTGCGATTTTAAACGCTTCTCCTGCCGGTCCCTGCGGTCCTTGTACTCCTTGTGGTCCTCGTTCGCCAGTACTTCCTTTAGCGCCTTGAGGACCTTGCGGACCGGTTTCCCCTTTATCTCCCTTTGCTCCTGTTGCTCCTCTTAATTCTCCTGCGTCATATTTTTGCTGAAACGTCTTTCCGTCTGAAAAGCTTACGCAATCCGCACTTGTTAATGGATCTACATCTCCAATAACTTCTCCGCTCGATTCATTCAATAGCTGAATTTGTACTTTTTGTTTTGCCATTTTCTAATCCTCACACTTTCTTAAGTCCCATATTCGGACTCACTCTTATTTCATTATTAAAACCACTTTCGACTCTATCTGTGGTATTGAAATATAATCTACCTATTTTTCTTTCTTCCGGTGGTATATAACTATCTTCTTCCATTACGACAAATATGTCTTTCAAATCATTTACCTTATTATTCAGGCTATTTATTTGATTTTGTAAATTACCTGCTGCATCTTCTGTTAATTGATTTTTTATATCATCAAACCATTTTTTAAAATCTGCTTGTGAATTACTAATCCAAGACTTCATTTGATCGTCATACTGTTTTGTTGGAATTTTCGCTAAAGTATCAACAGCAATTCCGCATAATTCTTCATTAAGAATTGCATCTTTGATATCTGAATTTGTAATAGTTCCTACACCTGCCACAATATACACGTATTTAATAACTAATTCATACTCTGTCTCTGATCGTTTAGGTATATATTTTGTCGGTTCACTAGAAGGTGTCCCTTTTATAAGCTTCAACGCACAAGCGTTTGTCTCTTTATCATAACGAATAATAATTGCATCATACCGATTAAACAACGCATCTGCAACATCATGATTAAAAACCACATTATCTGTGTTCGCATAGACAACACCACCTAGTCCGTCAATCTGCGTTAATAAATATGCTACCCCTTTGCCGACAATCGTTTGCATTCCTGCTCCGGCAACCGTATGAAAATCATTACCAGTAACTTGCATGACGCCAACTGTTCGCCCTGCATGGAATAATCTCAAATCTTCCGCTAGATAATCTACATCATTAAGTGGAAAGCATTTTTGTGCCATTTTTTTAACCTCCTTCATACTCTGTAAAAGTCGCAACGATAGAATGCCCACTCTCGTCAATATCATTTATTTCAGAAATTCTAAACCATTTCGAGACATTATATTTAAGTGATCGTATTTTAACAATATCTCCTAAAAAATAATCTTTACCAAAAATAAATGATTCATTACTCAAATCAACATCACAAGAAAATTCTATAATACGTTCTTGCTCATCAAGTTTTAAATTCCCTCGTTGCTCCAATATTTTTTTATATTCTTCATCTGAGTATGTATGTGAAGAGCCGCTACTATCCACCCAAGTACGTTGTATATCTTTTGCATCTACATATATTTCATAGCGTTTTCCCTTTCCACTGCGGTCAACCTCAACTACTATCCGTTCTTTCCCTTCTCCTTCACCAGCTACATACGCATAATTTTTATATTTACTTATATCTTGTAAATATGAATTTATAACAACATTTCCAATATCTTCAGAAAATGAAACATCGTAATTCTTATCTCTTTTATAAATTTCCACCATATTAGAGTTTTGCTCTGTCATTATCATTTGATATCCACAGCCGCTAAGTTGGCAGACCTCATGAAAAGTTGCAGATAATTCTTGCCAAGTCGTCTCGATATCAACTTCTTCCACTATTCCTTTCGGCTTCATAGTAACTATATTTAAGCCACGCTTATTTTTGTTTACGAGAGCATATAAATCTTCTTCTACCTTTTTAATATGAGACGTTGTAGGATTGATGCGTTCATTCAAATTATCAAGGTATCCTCGTACTTCAACTTTTCCATTTTTGCAATTGACATATTTAATAAACCCAATGGTCTTATCATCGTTCCTCACAATACGATTTTCTTCTATTAAGTTTTTTAAATTTTCCTCATTTTCAATTGCATGAATTTCAAAAGTTCCGGTAGTATCGTACGCTTTTTTCCATTGAATAGATTCGTAATTTTGAAGAACTCCTATACGTCTGTTCCGTTGATCATAAATATAGTATTCCATATCAAACACCTGCCAAGGTTGTGCTGACAATAATACTTACTTCAAGCCCTTCGTAATTATTATCCGCTCCATAACGAACAATATTATCACCCGGATCAAGTTGCCAAAAAACAGAGACATCGGAAAGGTACGGAAATGCATTTATCTCTCTTCCATCTTTTGCGCGAATAAGAATTACTTTTTTTCTTCCGCTCAATGTACTAACTTTCAAAACATCACCGGTATCCAAAACAAAATCACTATTCATTTTAAGTATTTCTTGTGTTTTTATTTTTAATAATTCCGGCGATGTAACAGGAGTAACGGCTCTAAAAACTACAGTAAATCCGGTTTTTAATGTTCCGTTATTTTTGATATTTTCTATCATAAGCAATCGTCTTTCCGAAATCTTCCACGATATTTCATTTGAAAAAGAACGCGGAAATCGAAAATGTGAAATATAACTTGTAAAAGATGTTTCTTGCACCATTGTCATAGACCAAAACGGAAAAGGTAAATGAAATACGAATTGAAACTTTTGATATACTTGATCTTCAGATAAAATCGGAGTTCTTACAGGTGTTCCTTCAGCATATACATCTAAATTAATATCTTCATCGATTATGCGAATAGTAGCCATAAGACCAGGAGCTAGTGTATCAATCAATAAACGTCTATTTTCATAAGTTGCCTTGAAATCACCTTCAAACGTTATGTCCTTAGACTCTATTTTTTTATTTGTAGAAGTCGCACCGATTTGAGAATTACCAGAAACTTCATTAATTGCTATAGTGTTGGTCGATAAGCCATCTATAGCAGTAAAGCGAAACCCTGACTTTTTAGAAAATTCTATTTCTTTACCATATTCGTTTTTATATATGTATCTTCTCATTTCCTTTCCCACTCCATTCTCCTGATAGTATCTTGCATCTCTCTCGCAGCTTCACTTGGTTTTATAGGCCCGTTACCATTGAATGTTTGATGTACTTCGTATTTAACGGAATTATCATTCGTATTCGAAGAATACCCGCTTGCCGTATTTAAAGTATCAAAAGGTCGCATGTTTCTCATTCTAGCAGCATCTTCTAACATCTCTATAGCTTTTATATTAAAACCGGGCATTTTCTTGACTCCGTCAGACATAGTACTGATTGCAGTATCGGCAAAACGAATAATTGTTTTTTTAACAGTAGGTATGCTGTTATCTAACCCGACTGCATATCCCTCACCTGCCATTAAACCGATTTGATCACGCCATACACGCGATGGCGAATGTGAGTCTTGCGCTCTTTTAGCACTTTCGATTGCCGAATGAATGATATCCGCCGCTGCATTAGCGACTTTACCAACAGATCCCCATAGGCCATTCGCAAGTCCATCACCAGCTGATATACCAACACTATACATACCATCAGGAATTTTATTCAATTCATCTTTAGTCAATTTGGCAAGTTTTTTAGCTGCATCAGCAGGTAATAGTTTACCTGAAGTTACTCCATCGGAAATTTCTTTAGGAATAGCAATACCTGCAGCATCAGCTTCAGCAACCATATCATAATATGTTACTAAATCCTTCATCTGTTCTACAGCAGCACTTGGCTGAATTTTCCCGTCAAGTATAGCTTGGCTTAAAGATTCCGGAACCTTTATCCCTGCTGCACTGCTTTTAGCAAGTAAATCACTAAAAGTGATAAGATTATTCATTTGCTTTACTGCTTGTGATGGAACAATTTCACCACTGGTTATTCCTGCAGCAAACATACTCGGTAATACAATCCCTGCATCAGATGTTTTCTTCAGTAGGTCATCATAAGTAACTAATGACTTCATTTCTTCAACTGATTGTGGCAAAGCATATTTACCCTCAAGTATTCCACTTGCTACAGCTTGCGGTATCTTTATTCCTTGTGCTTTCGCATTCACAATCATTTCATCTAATTGTTTTTGAATACCTGCGGAATTTAATTTCGTTTGTGCATATTTTGAAGTATCATCAAATTCTTTATTTAGACCTTTTACCTTATTTTTATACTTATCAACAATCTCCCCGGATTCTTCATAAGCACTACGCAAGTCAGCTTCTGCATTGCTCGCTTTATAGTAAGCATCGGCTATTTCTCCATCAAAGGGTTTTCCAGCTTCTCTCCAAGCTTTTGCTGTTTTGATTGTTTCCTTCTTAGCTTCATTAAGTGCTTTTTCATTTTTAATATGTTGCTGTGTTGCTTTGTCTAATGCTATTTCAGCGCTAGCCATATCCTCAGCTATTTTTTGAAGATTTTGTTGAGCTGCTTTTGCAAGCACTAATTCTTTTTGTGCAGTAATATTCTCACGAATTGCCTCGGTAGACATATTCAATGCATCTTTCTCAGCATCATATTGAAGATTTAAATCCGGGAGTATGTTGTTCAATTCTTCAACATAATACTTCATCATTTCTTTTTCAGCATTAGATTTATTTTCCTTATTGCTCAACTCGTCCAACTTTTGACTAAGGATATCAGCTGATTCTATTTCCGCTTGTGATGAAGCCATTGCATCTTGGCGAGCTTCTTTATTGGTTTTAAACGTTTCACTCAGTTTTTCATATTCACTGATAATCTTTTCCGTAGCAAGCACGTTGGCATTAGTTTCTTCAATAGAATCTCTTGTCGCAAAAGAATATGCGACAATACCGGCACCAACTGCAGCAATGGCAGTAACCAAAACACCAATCGGTCCGCCTAAAGCCGTACATGCTGCATTCCAAGCTGTTGTTGCTGCAGTAGCTAAAGTAACTTTTCCGGTAAGTACCCCGACCGCAGCTTGCCCCAATGTCAAAGATCCTGCAAATTTCTTCCCTGCTGCTGTACTAGCTATTAATTTAATATTGTATAGATCAACTGCATCTTTCGCTGCCTTAAATGCTTTTACACCTTTTAAAACAGGATCGGCAATTTTCATACCAAGCATCGCTCCGCCAATTGCTCCTGCAGTAGTAACAATTTGCTTCCCATGATCTACAATAAAAGCAAATCCATCAATAACAAGAGGTATAGCATCAGTAGCTAAATCAATCGCCACTTCCGCCATAGTGCCAAGACCATCTGCACACGTATCTAAAGATTTAGATAGCTTACCGGATTCCATTTCTTTAGAAAGATCTTCAACTTTTTCTATGGAAGCTTGGACAGCTTTTTTCATTGGTTTTTCAAACTTCTCATATGCTTGGATTCCAAGACCCTCTAACGAACTCCCTAAAATGACAATCTGACCTTTCAAATTATCTTGCATAGTTTCTGCCATTTCTTGTGCTGCACCATCTGAATCGTTAATTGCAGATGCTAATTTGTTAAAATCAGATTCACTAGCATTTACTATTGCAAGAAGTCCGGACATAGCTTCTTGCCCTGCTATCATAGAAGCATATTGCGTTTTTTCAGTATCTGTAAGCTTAGCGAAACTTTCTCTCATTTCAAGCAATGTCTGTTTTAATGGTTTAGCGGAACCATCTGCATTTTTAATGCTGATATTCAACACTGCCATTGCTTCCGCACATTCATCGGTTGGCTTTGCTAGACGAGTAAACATTGAACGTAAAGCGGTACCTGCTTGCTCGCCTTTAATACCTGCATTAGCCATAAGTCCTGTTGCTAAAGCTACATCTTCAATTGAATATTTTAAAGCTCCTGCAAGTGGTGCCGCATACTTAAAAGTAGCACCCATCATCGCAACATTTGTATTAGAATTAGAAGATGCCTTAGCAAGTACATCAGCAAAATGAGCACTATCCTTTGCCTGCAATCCGAATGCGGTTAGAGCATCAGTAACAATATCTGAAACTAATGCCAATTCCTCTCCGGACGCAGCTGCTAAATTCATCACACCATCAATACCGCTGAGCATATCAGCAGATTTCCACCCAGCCATCGCCATGTATTTCATCGCTTCCGCAGATTCTGTAGCACTGAATTTAGTCTTAGCGCCCATTTCTTTTGCTTTTTCTGTTAATGCTGTTAATTCCTCACCTGTTACTCCGGAAATAGCCGATACTTTTGACATTCCTTCTTCAAAGTCTGCCCCGACTTTAATAGCATATGTACTTGCTCCGGCTAATGCCGTTGTTACGACCGCCATACCTTTAGCGGCCATATTTCCAATTTTTTCTATTCCTTTTTCTAGCCCGTTAGAATCTAGTTTTGTATCAAACTTTAATGATCCATCTACTGCCATACATTACACTTCCTTTCTTCTTGTGCATGTACGGCTCACAGGCTCACTAGTACATTTATTTAATTCTTATTTCAATAATTTCACGGCATTGTTTACACATCATATATACCCCTTCACAGTATGCCGTATTATCGTAATAAAAAAGTTTTTTTCCGCAGAAGGGGCATCGAAACCAGCGTTGTGTTATCGGTGCTTTTTTTATTTTCATTAAAATGCCGATGCAATATCTTCATCGGATAACTCTGCCGCAGGTATTGCTATTTGTCGCTGTATTTTCTGTATTTGCCTTCTTTCTTTTTTATCCTTTATTTCAGATAAACATATAGACCGGTAATAAATTCGTTTTTTTAATTCACATGAATCATTCAAAGCATTCAAAAGCGCATTAAATTTCCACCAATGCATGGACGTAGATAACAAATCAATACCGTAACATTCCATAAATCCGCCGATAATATAATCCTGATCATAAGTAAAAGAAAAAACATATCGTGATTTATTTTTCTTTTTTGTTTTCCGTTTATCATAGTAAATATTTCCTTGTAAAAATTGCATGACAGCGACAATCATAGATTCATAATCTTCAGGTATCGTTTCTTTAAAAACACCTAAAATTATATATCCTTTTTCTTCTTGCGTAAGTGTGATATCCTGCATTGCTTCATTCAAACCTAACCATACAGTAAAATCTGTATAAATAGGATAATTACGTCCACTTATAACAAGTTCATCAGGATAATTTTCCAGCAGAGCATTAAACATTAGTGAAAATTCCTTTTTTGCTGATTTCTTTTACCACTGTACTTATTCACTTTATTCATCATTGCTTGCTGCGTCTGCATGCGACAGCGTTTTACAAAACCAATAAAATCATCATAAGTCTTGTCATATAAACGAATATTTTTGCGTCCTTCAAAAATTTTATCCGCAGTCCCGGCTCCGAAAATATGATCATACATCTTATCGAATAACGCACAATAAGAACGTATTTCATCAGCTCTTGTGCCTTCTGTAGCAATATTTTTTGCATCTTCTTGAAGTTGCATTATCGCTTCCATATATCGATCCATTGTATCTGCATCATCAAAATCAAATGGTAGCTTCATACCATTTACTTCCCATTGGGGTATTTTAAATTGGCTCATAGGCACTCCTCTCTCTCTTTTATTTACTATGGCTCTTCTACTGATGTAACAATTTCACAAGTTTGCCATTCGTCTTTAGAGGATACTTCCACCTCTTCCATATCCGACTTTGATTTGAAGTTACCAGAATATGTATATGTATTTTCATCATCTCCATCAGAATCAGGAATGATTGCATATTCTCGTTTAATTCCTACGAAATTACCATCTTTTTTTCCTTTGCGAGTAAAATCAACATTGATAATAGTACGAATTGCATCATCTCCTACTTTTTCTCCATCGGTAATACCAATAATTTCTTCGTGCACCGGATCTTCTGTATACTGATCAAACCCATAGGCAATTGATGGTGAATACCCTGTAACGTCGGTATTTTCTCCCTTTTCATCAACGTATTTTCTAGAATATTCATTTGGGTTACTAGATCGGCTCATTGAAGTAAAATGCTTCATTCGATGAAATGTCGTTGTTAATTCTTTTGTACAGCCCATAAATGCTACTTTCTTTTCACGTGTTACTAATTTACTCATATACTAAATCTCCTTTAAATATAAAATTCTACATTGTATTTGGTATCTTGCTATTCCTTGTTCTGCGTCGAATAAATAACCAGGCGACAAGACCTCCATACTTTGTATTCCTTTAATACTCGGTAAATTTCCTTTTTTACTTTGTATTTCTATCCATTCTTCCAACTGTTCATAAAATCCACAAGCATTGATTTGATCAATTATATCCTCTGAATAAAACTCAGTTGATGTGAATGCAAAAGCTTGTTGTCGTAACGTGCCACCATCGCTATATTTCCGAACAACAGGATCAGCGACGGGCATGGTATCTATGGAATACTGTATTGGCTTTTCTCCGCTATAGTCTATATTCAATGCACCATCTTTCAAAAATGGGCATTTCCCAAAAAAGCTGCGTATTGCTTCAACCCTACTTGCTTGCAATCTTACCAGCTCCCTTCAAAATATCTTTTTTATGCTGCACTTTCATACGCTCAAACCATTTTGGCCCTCGCTGCGGTGCACCTTGATATGTCATAGTTTTATTTGTCAATCGTTTTGGCGCTCTTCCAACCATAAGTTTGCCATAATAATGATAACGTGCATAAGGGGTTCTATATTCTACCAAGCCGCTTCCTACATCTGTTGCTCGCATAACGGAACGTATCAACTCTTTACTGCGCATAGGTGTTAACGGATCGTTTAATCTTAATACCTCGCTGTCTACAAAAATCTGTGCCTTGTGATATGCTTTTGTTTTTGTCATACCAAAATCAGCTCGCCATTTTAACTGACATTGTATTTTTCCGTTTTTTGTATTTCTTTGATATGTTGTATTTTTAGGGGTTTTTATCATATACCGCTACACCTGATATGCCGACTATATGAATTGCTGTGAGTGTTATAAGTAACCGATTGGACTTCCATACTATCCGGATACTCATTACGCAACTCTCCAAGCGTTAATCCCTCAATTTCAGCTTTTCCGTGAATCAAAATATCTCCCTTTGCAATTTGCGGCACATCATCTCTTTTGATAAGCGGAATTCTGACCTTTACGATATCGGTAGTCGATACTTGCTTATCGCTTTGCACACATCGTTCTTCGCGAAACCATGAAACGTTTTCTATTAACGCTGTTACAATTTTATTTTGTCGAGTGTTGGCATCATATACTTTATGGCAATGAGTTACCAATTCCGTGCAGTCGAGCATAAGCACACACCTCCATAAAGCAACCCTGTGTTATTCAAATAACCAACAGCGATTAAGTATAGTTCTTTATTCATTTGCTCTATACTTTGCTTTTTTTCAAATGTAACAGAATGTCCATCAGTTGATTCACTAACAATTCCGGAAAAGTTTTCTTTGCTTTCTTCAAGGCTTATCTTTTCAGCCATATCACAGATACAATCACCTACTTCATCAGGCACGTTTTGCAAACAATCAATACGTCCAAAAGTAAAGCTCGACAACTTTCGCCGAGCTTTCTTTTCGTATCTTTTAAAATCTTCCTCATTAAGTATATTTCCGTAGTACTTTTCTTGGTAGTACTTATAAGTTATTGCTTCCATTATCCAACTAGCTTGCAAGCAAGTTCCGGATAAAGCAACTTAATGCCATAAAGGATATCTAAAGAAATATAATCTTTCTTAGTCTTTTGATCATAATCATATACAACGCGAATACCTAAACCATTATGCTGAATAACGGCAGCGTTTTTATTTCCCATAGGCAACTCTAATGGACGAGTTACTAAACAAATAGCATTTCGGTGGAACGCAAGAGAGTGATGCTTATTTACAATATAAGCTTTCATTGGACTATCCATTGTTAAATGCAATGGCATATCCAATTTTACTTTTGCAATAGCACCAGAAGCCGCTGTAGCATCTTCCTCTATACGATACATACGCCCATCAATAATAAGTCCGTCTCCTTTTTTCAAAGTTGCGTTTTCTGCTTTAGCCCCACTTACCGCAACTTCTTTGGCGTTTACTTTCCCTGTTACGTTACATTCTGTCATAGTCCCCGGTTTATCAGAGTAGGAATATGGCGCATTTTGATCCATATATGTATCAAGTGAATAAATCTTTCCTAATTCAGCATTGCGTAACGTATCGCCCGTACCTGCATACGAAACTTTAGATAAATTATCAGTAAGTGCATAACGATATTTATGCTCGGGGTTTAATACAAGACGTCGCATAGACATCGGAGCCTTATTAATATCCATGTGCTTTGCAATTTTTGCAATATCCTCTAAATTGGTTGGCTTTGCTGTTGCAGAAACACTATTCGTTACTTCGGCAACTGTATTTAATAAATCTTCGTCCATTGTTTGTGCAATGGCCATAAGTGCAGGCTGTAAAAACTGTTCGGAAAAATTTTTGATATCTAACGTCATTTCTTTGGAAGAAACCGTAAAAGATACATCGCGGAAATGATCCAGCTTTACTGATGTTTTACCCTCAACCGCATCTTGCACATTGATTTCGCCGGTGAAATTATGTGCAACAAATTTAGCAGGTTTACGAATAGAAATCGTATCGCCTACTCCTGCAACAAATTCATCATTATAATCACGATGAACCAAATTAGCCATTACTAAATTATTCTCTAGTACCATTAGCGCCTCTCGCGCAATAATTTGTGGTGTTAAAATTTCATTCATAATTTATATTCTCCTTCTTATTGTTTGCTGCGCCATGCTTTATATTCTTCCATAGACATTTTAGATGGATCTTTTTCTACAGGCGGTTTACCGTGTGGCATACCTCCATTTCCTCCATCATTTGTACTTTCAAACATATCTGCATAGCTCTCTGTTAATGTTTTACCGATTTCATCAATTCCTTTAACAGTATCATTTTCAATTTGTAACTTTGAATAATCAAACTGCGAGCGAATCAATGCTCTGTGTTTGGTCGGATGTGCATCAAGCCAAGCATCTATTGCATCACGCTTTTTCATATCTTCTTGTAATTTTGCAATATCAGCATCATACTTAGCTTTATTATCTGTAATTTGTGTTTTCAAATTTTCGATATCAGTTCCTTCGAATTTAGATGCAGCATCTTGAAGTGAGGTAATCGTATTGTTTGCTTTTACCAACTCAGCTTCTTTATCATCATATTTAGCTTTTGAAACATATTCTCCACTCGCTAAATTGGCCAATTTAACATCTTTGTTATCTTTTAGCTTCGCTTCAACTTGAGAATATAAGTCATCACCTAATAATTCTTTTAAAAATTCCATTTTTTCCTCCTGTGTTTTTTATATTCGGTTCTCTCCGCTAGGCAGCAATTTATATCCCGTGCAATTGGGTGCTTAAGTAGTTTATATGCCATTCCTTCAGGGCTACTTTAATCTTGTTCCAAAATACGGTAACTTTCTCCGTGGTGGATCGTTCATCCAAATCACCCTTTCTTTTAACTTTTTGCCACAAAAAATGCAGGTATCCGTTTCCTTACGAACCCTGCAATCAAGTTTTCGATCATAATAAATTCTTGCATTGGTTACATACGCATGATTACACACCTCATCACTCCCCTAAAAATAAAAACGCCCTTATTGAGCGTTAAATAATTTTGAATTTAACAATGTTTTTCAAAACACTATTCTTCATACACTATCCTGTCTATAATTCTTTCAGCGGTTCTCACTTTATCATTTACTATGTCTTGCATTAAATACTCTACTGTAAAATCGTGTAATGCTTCGATAAGTTCGTTAGGATCGTTTGAATTCAATAAATTTTCTGCATCATTAATATATCCTTTTATAAATTCAATTTCTTCTTTCCTTAATTTTACCATACTATCTGCCTCTTATTTTTTAGGAGTTGTCTGTATTAGATTTCCTGTATTAGGATTTACAGTGATGATACAACTATTCGAATGATAGTTTCTGCTTTTTCCGCTTGCCGTATTCTTTTCAGAAATCTTATCAGGATTCTTCAAAGTCGCCAAAACATCACCTACTGACACTCCCTTACGCTTTCCTTTTACGGGGTAATTGCTACTCTCATATTGCCCAATGATACGATCAACAAAATGTGTTTTATACCCTGTTATCATTATACCATCTTTTGTAGTAACACCAACAAGTTCTTTTTCGATTTGTTTAGCAGTATCTTGATAAATTTCAAATGTTATGAAAGATGATATATCTCCCTTATTTATTGCCTTTTTATATCCCTCGTAAAGTAGAATATTCTTTTCTAATTGCTTGTTGGATATAGAGTTTGATATTCTTCCTAACCCATCCATATAAATGCGTTCTTTCTGCTGTTTCAAACCCATTACTTTTGCAAATTTTACGTATTCGTCCATTGCAGTACGATACCTTGCTTGCGCATACATGATATCAAGCGGATCACCTTTGCCTTCTTTTAATAATGTAATCCTTTCTCTCATTGCTCGTATATTGGTTTCCATTCGTCTCATATGTTGTGTTGCTTCATATCCTGTATATGTTTTTCCCAAATACATTTTTACATCTTGAGAACGCCATTCTCTAAGTTGATGCTCGGTATAGGCCCTTTTAGATACCCCAGGTACAAACGGATAATATAGATGATAACAATTTGCTCCTTGAAGTCCTGTTACCGTGCCTAATCCACAAGTACTTTCTAATTCCGCAGACGTATAAATGCCTCCTTGCCAAATCGCATGAGTAGGTCGCGCATTAGGGTGGGCGGTTACCTCAAAAGTATCTATACCTAATTTAGCAGCAGTATCTCTGGCTGTCATATTACAAATGTCTGAAATCGACGACATTACCGCTCTTCTGGCCGCGACAGTAATTCGATTGTGATATTTACTTTCATAATCTATCCACCGAACGCCTGAGTTTGTCATTTCTTGTACTGCTTTTCTTAACGTCGTATTATAATCAAAAGCACCTGTCTGTATGTCAACAACTATTCTATCTAAGACTTTTTTAAAATACTCTGTCAAACTAACTTCAACTAATCCGTTTTTTTCGTTTAATACAAATCCTAATGATTGTGTCAAATTTTGCATTTTTTCATGTGTTTTCTGTTTTGCTGCTTTTACAATCCCTTGCAAAAAAGTATTTTTCTCATAAGGAATAAAGTTACCGTTAATCTGTTTATACAATTCTTTATTCCCGATATAGTCCGTTTTAATTGCCATATCATATAAATAATCTACATATTCATCAGAATATTTAATTGTCTCTTTTAGCATTTTTTTAATATCTTCACTACTATATCCTATGTTATACAACTGATTGATCTGGAAATCCGCTGAACGCGTTATAACACCTGCATTGTAAATACGTCTTACAATATCTAACATGATTCGTTGTTCTAATTTAATGAAAATTGCTTCTCCACCATATCCATAGGATTCCATTTGATTATGCGTAATCATTGCATCACATCTGCTTGCTGAGGGAGCATTGATTGAGCTGTATTTTTGTCTTCATTGTATACTTTCATACGATACTCTAAAAGACTCATAGCCCCTAAAGCGACATCTTCTTTATATTGTTTTCTTTCTGCTTCCTTATCTTCAATAATAGAATCGTCAAAGTCTATTGTGATAATTCCTGAATATACTTGTCCCACGGAAATATATAAAACTGCGCGCACAAGTTCTTCTAATGCTCTACGTAGAATAATTTCGTGTTTTTTTAAACGACGAAACATCTTAGAGTTGCTACTGATAATATCTGTTGTATTCGTATATATCTTTCCTTCCTTAAAAACGTAATAATTAGTACCGAAGCCCACCTTATCACTAAACAAATTCAAGGAATCTTGCAAACCTAAGCTATGTTGTTCAACACGCAAATCAAAATCCGTTTGTTCAATTTTCCTCTTATTATCTTCACCAAGACCAGCTACACCATAAAATGCGATATCATCGGGATCAAATACCGGTTTTGTATTTTCATTATCGACTGTTGGTACAACATTGATTGATGACGGATCAACAAATATCCTTTTTTTTCCTAATTGAAACTCATTAAAATAAGAGTCAAACTTCTCATCAACATCCATCATTTCATCTGTTGCATTGGCGAATACGGACAATCCCATAGGTTCATCCATATCAGAATTATTTGCTATGTTAGGTTTTATTATTTGAAATAATGGAACAGGACTATAATATACATTCTCTATGCCTTTCGGAAGTTCGCTTATTTGATACTTTCCATATCGTTTAGAGCTGATAATAATATTTTCAATGCGATATTTATCCCCTTTCTTTTCGTGTATATTGACGTAATATTTTCCATTTGATATTTCACTAGCAAAAGCTACGTCTACAATTCTTCCGTTTGCTATGCGTAAAGGGAAAATCATATCAGCAGAAATATAATTGATACAACAATTATTGTTTATATCTGATGATTTATACTCTACAAAAGCTCCCGTTCCAAGCGCAAATGTTTTTTCTAACAATACATTAGCTTGCTCACGAAAATCATTTTCTTTTAAAATGCCATCTAGATGCTCTTGCATAGAATCTATTGTTATTTTAACTTTCTCATTCAATAATAAATCTGCCCAATCCTCGCACGCTTTTTTTGCCATACCTAGTGATTTTTTTGTTTTCTTAACCTCTTTGACACCGTTATACACTTTATAATTATGAAAAGCATCTACCTTCCCTCGATACCATTCACGCCATAGCTGCATATGTTCCCTATGTGTTATAGTCGTTTGCACTTGATATCCCATCTGCTCAAGAAAATCTCTCACTTCACTCACAACCATAAGCATTACTCCTTTCGTAAAATTGGTAACATGTTTACAATGTATTTCCACAACCCCATAACAACATATCTCAACGCATCCATACAATGATCGTTTTCTTTTAATGGTTTTTCTATTCCTCGTTCAATAGAATCAGGATCATAACCATAAATATATATTTCACTTTTCAATTCTTTTTGCTTGTTTGTGAATGATAATGCGTTATATATTAACAATTTTTGTACTCTGCTTATTCCTAGCTCTACTGAATTATCAACATCGGGAAATTGTATCTCCGGACATAGTCGTTTAATTTCTTCTTTCAATCCTCTTGCTGAAGGATCAATAAAACAAAAAACAGGCTTATGCCCGTATTGCTCGTAAATACTATCTATCAAGTCTTTGAAGTCCTTCGCATACTCACTTGGACTTTTCTGCCTTCCGCTCGTTCTACCACAATGATAATACTCATCTAATCCTTGAATTCGTTTATTACTGAAGTCTAATCCAACGACTTGATATGTTGTAGGATTCATTTGTCCATAATCAACACCTACCCCATACAGTGTTATATTATCTTCACTATTGGTTTTACGTACATGGTGTTCTTCATCGAACATATAATAAATTAAATCATCAAGTCCAACCGCTTCTCCTAACCATATCCAACGATACATTTTAAAATCAGCCAATTTCATTGCTTCCGCTTCATCAATCAGCTTTCGCCCTAACCACTTCATCGGAACATCACGATAATCCGTATGAATATGAATGCAATCTGCACGCTGCTCCATCTTACGGCACCATTCATTGACAGGTGCTTTTGGATTTTTAGGCGGATTATACAGATACATCATTCTAAAATCTTCATCATTACCACGCACAAATGTTGCAACTATGTTAAGGATCTCATCCTCTCCCTCTCCTTTATCGAAAAATTCAGTAAGTTCATCTAGTACCACTAAACGTATATGATTTTTCTCATCTATCATACCTTTTGTATCATCGATGCTATCTGATCCGGTGAAATATATAGTGTTACCATTCTTTTTGTAAGTAATTTGCATCGGACTTCGAGTAATCGTGAAATGTTTTTTGGATAATCCCAAGCGCCCAATTGCACGTACGCATTCTTGATATACTGTTTTTCGTAATTTATTATGATGCTTACGCATAATAACTGCAGCGGAGTCATCTTCTGATACAATAAGAAAATCTGCCATAATCGCCATTGCCGAGGATTTTGTACCGGCACGACCCGATGTAAGTATTTGGTGCATGTGTTCTCGATCGTTTACCAATGGTTGAAATTTAGGAATAATAATATCACTGAGTTTTACTGTTTTTTTATTTGATGTCATTGATAATCACCACACCTTCATCATCCTCTTGCACACTTTCTACTTCCAACTTTTTCTTCTGTGCCTGCAACAATTCAACTTTTGCCTTTTGTTCGTCTGTAGCCCAACCGATATGATCAGCTAACCATTCAAGTGCTTTCATTCGATCTGCAAGTTTGATAGAAACACCGTCTTTTCCTTTTTTGACTTCACTTAAGATTGTTCCGTCTACCTCATCAGACTCTTTAAATCGAACTGTATTGACCATCTTCGTTACCGGGTTACCATCTTCCATTACAGGACCGAAAGCAGACATGACAATGGTTTCTTCTTGGCCAAATTCAATATAATCATTCAAATCCGCAAAAGCAATATCCATATACTTCTGAAAGATATCTTCCTTTGTAAGCAGATCCCTTTTACATCGCTCTTGCTTTAACTTCATGATTTCGGCTTTTATTCTATCTTTACCAAGCAGCCTAGGCCCACATGCCATTGCTACTTGATACGATACACCGTAAACCTTTTGATAAGATTTTGTAGCATTAAACGTCCTTGAATACAACAAACAAAAAAGACGCTGTTTTTCGTTTAATCCATCTGCTTCAAGCGTCTCTATATCTTCGGGGTTTAATTCATTTAAAGGCTGGATATTTATGCCTTTCTTTTGTTTGGTAACGTTACTTTTTGTTTTAGTAACATTACCTTTCAATTCTTCGTCCCATTTATCTTGTGATTTCCATTTTCTTATCTGTGTATCACTAATATTTAACTGCTCTGCTATATCCTTCAATAAGAGCTTTCCTTTACCGGATATATAGAGTTCTTTTGCTTTATCTCTGTTTGGACTTCTTTGTCTAGGCATTCATATCACCACCTCCTTTTTAGGTATAAGAAAAGCACCTCATTGGGTGCTTCTATCAAATCATCAATATAATGGTTTTATTTAGTGAAAAATTTTTAATCGTTAATAATTTCATACACCTTAGCAATATTCTGGCTTATTATTTCAGATGATTTGTTATTTTGAAGATTTGCCTCTTTATATCTAACAATCATTTTTATTTTTAATTTTGTATTATGCGCAAAATGAATTTCATTGTTATGTACTTTATTTATGAAATCCTCATCGGAAATACTGCACCATATTTTACTTCCGTTTAGGGTTACTCCCCATTTTGATTTGCCACTTAAATCAGGTTTATTCACTTTTACTACTGTTATGATTTCGTTTTCCTCAATTTCTTTATTAAATTTTTCCACATCTTGTGGTGTCGACAAGTATGATAAGCTTTCTCTATCTAAATTTATCGTTTCTTTGGATCCTTTACCATCATCAAATTCATAAGATAGATCAGTTCTATCATGGTCATTCAAAACTGCTTTAACCGCTTCAGCCATTCCTTTCTCGACGATATTATTATATATATTTACTGTCATCGTATCTGCATAATATACATTTCCTCTTTCATTTATTATTTTAACTTTATCATCCTGTTGCTCAAATCCTTTTGGTGGTAACCCCTTTAAAAAAGTTCTAATTTTTAATATGTCTTTAAAAGCTGTTATTACAGTCGGGACATAAGGAAAAATAGTTGGTGCTAATTGTATAATCTGTTCGATATCTATTACAAAACTTCCTTTTTCGATGTTTAATACTTTAAATTTGCAAAAATCATTCTCATTAATAAGATTATCTGCAAGATTCTTTAAAGTACAAACAGTAGCGCTAAGAGAAGCAGATAATGTTTCTAAATCAATATCATTTTCTCCTCCAAAACGTATTGTTAACTTCTCAGACATCATAATAAAATCCCCTCTAAATTTACTTTTCTTTAAGAACATTTTATCACACATCCTTTCACTTTTAAATATACAACATAATGTTACGATATTACGTAACATTACAAAATAAAAAAAGCATCCTTCGATGCTTTTTACCCTAAGTTACTAACAAACATACGCTCATAAGTAACTTAGGATAATCGCCATTTTACGATTATCCATAAATGAATTGAGAAAGTTTGATTGCAACAGGAATGTAGCGAGTGAGGGGAGGCTCTATCTCGCCACCAATTCCTAATATCATTATATCATGTCAAGTAGGTACACCGAGGGTACACTTTTATGAAAATTCTTTAAAATTTGCGTATATTCTGTTGATTGCTCGATTTGTTTGCTTCATTATTAGTTCTTCCGAGCATTTTAATTCAGCTGCAGCATGACTTCTTTCTTGACACTGATATTTAATCACATAGATCTTAACGATCTTTTGTTGTGATTTTGTGATGAAATTCAACCAAGAATCTAGGACATTCATCTTGTTTATGTAATATTTGAGGTTTTCCTCCATGTCATTTAATTTCCGCATGAGGATCATAACCTTGTTATCACTACACATTGATCCATCTGGCATCTTTATAATGCTGCCACCAACACTTGGATTGTTCAATTCCTCTTGATACTCTAGTTTAAATTCTTCGATATCTGCGTTGATATCTTTGACTCTCCCTAAATAAAAATAATATCGCATCAATTCTTCTTTAATGAAGCGTTTTTGCAGCGATTCCCGTGTGATGCGTGATGTCTGTGTTTCTTCCTCCTTCCAATTCATCACATCACTCCTTTTCGCGATATAATGAGGAATCTATCTTTTCTTCCTTTTTAGATTCCATTGATGAAATTATACATATTGCTGCAATCGCATACCCAATGATTATCCCGATAAATAGGATGACAAAATTAATCATCGTCTACCACCTCTCAATTCTCTATTTTCTGCTTTTAATTTAGCTATTTCATTACACTTCATTTCATTATCATCAGCTAGAGCCTTGTTTTCACGCTTCAGTAGCGCTATTTCCTCTTGCGCCTGTTTATATGCTTCTTTGAATGTTTCCAGCTGTTGACGCACTCCATGAAGGCATGTATCAATCATTTCTTTATCCGCAGCACTGCACTTCGAATAAATCTTGTCATTGTATATGAATTTTTCGATATCAGCTAGCATTATTAAACACCTCTTTATACTGATTAAGTTCTGCCTGCAATCCATAAATAATCTTAATCAAATGCTTTTTTGAAAAGCTTTTTAGATTGACTTTTGTAAAATCATATTCTTTTCTATTTGGTTTTGGTTTTTCAATAACTTTTGTTTTTATTTTTTCTTGTTCAAGAATTGGTTTTATTTTCTCTAATTGTTCATCAGTTAAATTTATATCATCTAAAATTTTCCCATCATTAGTCATCTCTCACACCTCATTTCGCAATATACACTGGATAGAAACGATTTTCTTCAAATTCAACAAAATCTAAAGTTTCTTCACATGAGTCTGCCCATGCTTTAAAACTTCCTTTAGGGTATTGTTTACATGGCTTGAAAAGAATTACTATATTTCTTATCCACATCTCTTTACTATCCCAAACCCACATACCTTCTTTCAAATCCTCAAATTTGTATGGTTGTGGGTTTAAATAATCTTCACAAATCATGCTATATGTGTTGTCTAACATTTCATACTTTTCAACAAGTTCAAAGTGTTCTTGTATAAATTCTTCCAATAAATCAACTGCATAGGGTGTTGGGTCTTGACACTTTTGAGTGTTATTATCGAAACACTTACAACAAGGACAATTTCTACTACAATCTAACGCTTTTAAAGCAGATAATAAATTTTCTTTTTTAAATTCTTCTTTATTCAACATCTTCGTCCTCCTCTTTTATATGCTTGTCTATATATTGCATAATTTGTTCTTTTGAATAATTACACAAAGATAAACAAAGATACAATGTTGATTTATTATCTTTTTTCTTTCCAATAGCATCATAACTATGCTTTTTAAATCCATATTTTCCATTATCCAATATTGTAAATTCTTCATAAGGTAACTTAATATAATAATCTCTAATCTTTGATGATTTATAATATTCTTGTTTAGGCTCTTCTTGTGGATAATTAACTACTTCATGTAGCACATATCGAAATTCTTTCACAACGTCTAATTTTTCTAATTCTTGTAATCTATCAGCACATTTTAGTATTTCTTCTTTACTCAACATTTTCATCACTCCAATCAATCGCTTGCCCACAATTAGGACAATGGTCATATTCATCATAATCAACTTCATATTTTTTATCGCAATTAGGACAAATCCAAGTGTCATATATCAGTTCACCATTCTCATCATACCCATCAGCTTCATAATCAGGTTTCTTCGGTACAGCCTTATCGACTAATTCCTTTAATACATCTAAATATTCATGTGCTTCTTCTACTGTATCTGTACATAAACAACATAAACTTGCTTTTTCAAACGCATCTTGATACTTGTTCATTTCAATATCCTCCTAAAATGGCAAATCATCACTTGCAATATCTAAAGTATCACTGCTCGCAAAATCATTGGAATAAGATGGTGTGGTACCTGCTCCCGGTTCATAAGTTGGCTCATAGCTGTTTTGAGGAACATAGGTATTTGTGCTAACATTTGCATTTGCACTTGCGCTGTCTTTCGGCTCCAAGAATTGAACACTATCCACAACTACCTCAGTTACATATACACGCTTACCGCTTCTATCGTCATAGCTGCGCGTTTGTATGCGTCCCTCAACACCAATCAGTGAGCCTTTTTTAGTATATTTATGTAATACATCTGCTACTCCCTGCCATGCTTGACAGTTGATGAAATCAGCATCCGGCTGCCCTTCTTTTTTGATGCGTCGATTAACTGCTAAGGTAAATGCGACAACACTTATTCCTGACGTTGTCTTACGAAGTACCGGATCCTTTGTAATTCTACCGACTAATACTACTCTGTTTATCATGTTTAACCTCCTAGTCTATAAGATATCCTTCAATTTATATCCGGTTGAAATTAACAAATCATACGGAAATTTATTTGATGAAAGATATTCGAAATATTTAATTGTTTCTTTAAATGATTTAATATTATCTACATGTGAATGTGTATATTGTGTAAATATGATATTTTCTAATGCCTTCACATAATCATTATTTACAATACTTCTCGGTGCTGATCCGATACAAATTCTATTTTCTGTCAACATATTAGGCATTGGATATTTAAATAATTCGGTTTCTTTGCCCTCATACTCTTTATACGAATATGCTTCAATATTTTTTATTTTTCCATCTACATAATCAATGAAATAAATCGAATTCGGAAATAGGATATTGTAGGCTTTATTTTGATAAGTAACAATACGCTTATGCTCCTGCTGATTAATCACTACACATTTATCATTGAAAGCGATATACTGATCATCTAAAAAAATTAACTTTTGGCGTTTGTTATCTGTGGCAATTGGTTTCATTTTCTTTAACTTATCCATGAGAGATTGAATATCAATGGCCGAAAAATACTCATTACCATTTTCATCAACTTTTAATACCTCTATATCTTCGCTGATTGTATCTGCTCTAAATATAATCTGTTTCAAAATATTACCTCCCGATTACTTCCTTTCAATTCAAATAAATCGTAGAAATAAGGATTTAAATCTACTACAAAATAGCTAAACATTCTATCAAATTCCGATAAATCACGCTTCTTATTAATTTGGCTATCAATATATTCTAATGTAGACTTTCCTAATGTGTCATATCCAGAAAATTCTCCACTAAAATTCATTGATGCATATACATACTGTCCTGGCTTTACTTTACAAAAACAAAGTTCATCGAGTACCATATCAAGCTCTGCAGTTTCTTCTAACTCATCAAAATTCAATGCAATATGGTTAAAATATAAATCTTCGCAAACTTCGTCTCGAAATACTGGATTATTATAGTTTTCCTTGATATCTTCATCACTTAATTCTTCAAATAAAGATATGAATTCTTCCCAATGATCAAATACGTTTACAATCGGATTCGAATGAGTTAATCCTATAATTTTCCTTCCTCTTGTTGTATGATCAAGAAAAATATCAAATGGATCCGTTGAACTTGTATGAATTTCAAATTTATCTAGAAAGCAAGATAATATTAGCTTTAATATAGGATATTCTTCATTAAAGATATCTTCCCAATGGTATGCAAATTCCAACATGCATTCAAATGGACCAAAATCGGTGTCGATTTGATTTCCGTTTTCTACAAGACTCTCTATAAATTCAGTTACATATTTTTCATCTTTGCTACATTCACACAGACGCTTGATATACCATGCTTCCGTCCTTTTTAGAAGTTCCTCCTTAGTAATGTACTTCCTCAAATCTTCGTACATTCGTAACTCCCTCCTTGATTTCTCCATGTAATATGGAGCTAACATGCTCAATGATTGTCATGGCCATTTTTAAATTTGTTACCATATACTGCGTATTCCCTGCCGCCGCTTGTGCCTCACAAGACTTTTCTGTAGGGTGGATATCTTTGTCTAACGCATATACTTCGCTCCTTAGATGCCCCGCTCTTTGCCCATCTTCTTTTGCAACAACATATACATTTCCTTCATATTCCGAATTAGCGGAATCGATATAGACACATCTATCCAATTGATGAAATGTATGTTCTAAGATTTCTCTAGTTTTGTCATTATCCACACAACCGATCAATACTGGAAGAAATGTTGGATACTGCTTCCTAAGCATAAGCAATATTTCATCTTTCGTTACATATTTATCTATCACGCCACATCTATTACCGTAGAAAGCATTGATCTTTCTAGCTAAAGCTATTGCCTTATTTTCGTTGATATCGTGTTCTTGATAGCTTTGGCGTACCATGTTTTTCTCTTCTACTCTATCCCCGTCTACAAGCACAATTCGATGCTCTTGATGTAAAATTAGTTTTGGAATATCTCTTGCTAAAAGCGAACCTGTTCCACCAACTCCGACGATCACAAATACATATTTCATAATTACCCTTTCTTGTGCTGTTGAAATGTCGGAACAAGCACATTATCCTTTTCAATGAAATCATAAGTTACATTTCCGGAAAATTCATAGAAACCATGCTCCAGCATCTTCTTTGTTATCTGTTCTGGTGCATACTCAACACCTTCCTCAAAAATATACGATACATCTTTCTTTTCAGCTGCGAGATAAATTTCAAATGGATATTTGAATACTTTATCTGCTTTTTTAGATTCCGTTTTCTTAGACTCTGTTTTTTTAGCAGCTACCCTCTTCTCTTTCGATTCGCTCTTTGTTTCTTCCACTGGTTTTATCATATCCATCAAATTCATTACTCTACCTCCCTCGGCTCTTGTTGCGCCACATACATATCGCCGGCAGAAATATTGCCACAAACATAAAGCATCATTCTGTCTGCAAAACGTAATTCGATATCTGTATTTGTCTCCAATTCGATAATTCGGATCAAATGCTCTAGGCTTACCGTTACGTTCAACTTAGATCCTTTTATAAATTTAGATTCTACCTCGAGATCAAATACATCGGTTTCTTCATGTGAATACAGATGTAAGATATTATCGTATTGCTTCAAATTGACATAATCGGTATAACCCTTCATAATACACAACTGATGCAATAAATCGTTTGTCTTACACTTCAATACAACTGGCGTATCTATATCTAATTTCAAAAGCGGTTGCGCCTTTAAAAGAAGCGATGAATAGAACAGTTGGTTACCAGCATCATTGATAAATACCACCGTTTTATTATCTGTCATACAAGTGGCCATATCTTTGATAAAACCAAATATTTCTTTAGGAATACAGATTGATTCGCTGACACCTGTATTTATCCTCTGCATGTAGAAGTGATAAGAATCTGTTAGCAAATATCCATCGGGACTGACATTCACTCCATTCACTTGAATTTTCGTTTTGCTATTCCCTACGAATGATTTTCCTTTTAAAAAATCATTCGGTTTCACGTCGACTGTTCTGGCATTTTTGGTATCAGGTATTACCGCTTTAACATCAATTAAGTTTGCTAAATTGATATTGCTGTTTTTGGCTTTTACCTTGATTACATCTTTTGATACCGTTAAATCAAATACATCAAAGCGTGAAAGCATTTGATAATCTTTCTTTGATAGCGTGAAGGTCAATTCTCCTCTTTCATCAGTTTTTATGTAAGTAATGAAGCCATATCCTTCTTCATCTGTATTGTGAATTGAAATGACTTGATCCTTTACTGTGATAAAGTTATACATCATTGCATTTTTAAACATATATCCGTTAAGATTCATCGTTTCCCCTCCTCATAATCTTTCGTGGTGAAATCTCTTTGTTTCCAATCACCAAGTATTCTGTCAATATACTGTACACTCTTTTTTCCTCTCGTCATTGCTTCGCGTAAAGCATAACGTATGAGCAGATCATCGTAATCATTTTCCATCTGCGATATAAGCATTGCTTCATTCGATGATATCGTTCTAGCAAATTCTTCTTCAAACAATGACAACAACGGAATGGACCATACATCGTCCTGTGCGCACGCGCCTATAAATGTATTATTCTTATCTTTCTTATCTTTCTTTTCTTTCTTGATTGTGGTTAGCTGTTGGTTAGTTGTTGGTTGATTGCTGGTTACTTGTTGGTTAGATATTTGGTTATTTTGTTGGTTATCATTATCATTACAAAACTGATATTCTTCCCATTTTACTATTGTTGCAACAGTAAATCTGTTGGTTGTTTCGATGGTTATTTGGTTGGCTGAAATTAGCTTGTTTATGCATGTGCGTATGTTCTGCTCTGAAAGACCTAATGTTTCCGCTAATTCCTTTCTTCCAAACACAACTTGCCCTTTTTTTAACTCTACTCCTCTATACGTTGTACCCTCATAACTAGCTCTTAGCAGCAATTCTAACCACACCGCCACCATGTTAGGCACGTCATAATATTTCCATTCACGCAGCTTCCTATGTATCTTGATAAATCCGTTTGGTTGCAATCAAACCACCTCAATTCATGTCAGCATCTGCCGATAATACATCGTATCAATGCCGAGCTTCTCAGCGTACTCCAGCGTTGTATCTATGAGCTTTCCCATTTCCTCTTTATTCATCTTGCTGCTTCCGATAAACACCTTACAGCGTGCCCATAGCGTGCCATTCTCGCGGCGTTCATATCCAAGTAACTCAACTGCTCTTACTTCCTGTTTCAGCGTCTCCAATGCACTCTCTAGGCACACCATATATTCATACTTTGCACCGGCTTGTGATAATAAGTAACAATACATTTCCCATTCATCATTGCTAGATGCATTGTGTTGCCCTGCTATCTCGTGTATCAGCGCCCACAAATAGTTATTTTGATTGATAGAACGCTTGCTTTTTACTTCATTGATCTCTAGCGAATATGCTTTCTTTTCCAGCCCTTCGCAATAATTTCGATAATTGTAATTACTTACTTCAAAAGTAATCTCTAGGTTGCCTTCTTCATTGATGCTCTTTCGCTTATAGTTGCCGATAATTTTTGTCTTTGCCATTATAAGTAATTCCTTCCAAACACCATCATGAATGTGTTATGACCATACAGCTGCTCAAACTTTGCTTGACATTCCTGTTTTAAAGCCAAATCTAACGACTTATCAAAATGGACACCTTGATTGCTTGCATTATGATAATCGGCTCTCAGATAAACCCAACAACCCCACTGCTCGGATTTTTTACGATTCGCATTTCCTCCGAAAATATGATGCTTATGCAGGTTGGAAGTGGAGTGCGTTATATAACACTCCCTTTCCGTTTGCATGATCGACTTAGCCATTTTGCTGTTCCTGTTTCGGATATCCGTAGCTATATCGAAGATTTCCTGCTTTATCTACAATGGATAGCTTACTAATTCTTCGTGAAGCATACTCAATTGCCGAAACCCTAAATTTAACTCCGCTCTTGACTTTGAATTTCCCCTTATCCTCATAAAATTCATTTTCTGATAAGGTTACGTATGTAAATGGTGCGGTGTATAATTCTCTACCGATGCCCCAATTGAAACAAGCTCTTTTAAAAGCATCGCTCGCTTGCCCTTTCTCCGCTTCTGTATTGCTTTCCGTTCCTACATCTTGCTTAGAAACCCATTTACCTGTGTTTTCATCAAGTATGGATACAGTGCAATATAATCGATCCCCAATCAACTCATGTTTTCTTTCCCACCCCATAGGACCGACACTTTCATCAAGAATGTTCATATCACAACGTGCATCTTTATATAGCAATAGGATTGCTCCTACATTCTTGCCTTTTTTTACCGATTGCACTCTAACGTCTATTTCATCGGCGCGTAATGTTCTGAATTCTTCCATATCTACTACCTCACGCTGCATGTTTACTCTTGTAATAAGGGCACCATTTATTTACATTGCAATAATTCTCGCAACGATTATCCGTTCCTTCACGTTTCACGATACTATGCTTATTATCTAACATCTTGCTGTCAATATATGCCTGTGCATCGCCATGTGTCTTAAACACTCTAACTGCTGATTTACGACCTTCCTTCATCACAGCATAGGTATCTTCCTTATGCCATCGCTCTTCCGGAGTACATGCAGGCAAATCATCATCAGTCATTTGTTCACAATCGCTTAATTCTTCAAAACGGTCATGAATCCATTCATCAATCTGGTTAAATTCTTCTTCAGTAAATTCCCAATTGATTGGATATACAGGGTGCTGTGGATAATCCCCACCTTGTAAGGCTTTGGTCTTACTATGATCTTTCAACATTGCTACGATTTCTCCACGGTGTGCATGAAAACCGATCTTGCGCAGCATCCAGCAATAGATCAGTGTTTGCTTACGATAGTCATCCCAATCATTGAATAATACTTTATTGACCGATGCAGTCTTATAATCTGTTACCGTTCCCGTCTTATCATCGTATAGATCAAATATCCCACTCAGCTTATACCCGTTTGTCAATTCGACAACAATTTTATTTTCTTTCAACTGATTTTCCGTTTCCTGTGATTGTTCCAAGACTCCGTGCACTGCCGTTCCAAAGATAAGCCATATCATTTCCGATACATCTTGTTCTATTTCATTATCATGCCTGCGTTCCAAAATAGTTTGACACGTTCCCTTCAATAAAGCTGTAACACTATATTGTTTCGGTGTGTATGTATGTTCTCGCATTACCGCTGCCATGATTGGTTGTGGTAAATTATATTCATTTGTAATTTTCATTCTCAAGCTTCCTTTCTTTTTCAATTTCTTCTAAATACTCCGCTTTCATGTCGATCAATTCTTCATCAGAATACTTCGGTGCAACATAATCCGGATCACGACGATCAATCATAATAACTCCTCAATGGACATTTGCCCTGTATTCTTAAGCTCTTGGCGCATTGTAGTGCCGACACCGAAACAATGCTTGCCATAGCTTTCCATCATTTTTAAATACTCTTTCTTCTCATCGTCGTTTTCAGCTAACCAATAACCTGCACATGATGATGAAGAAATAATCGCAACCCCTTTACGACGCATAGAAGCGATACAAGAACGTACTTTTCTATCATGAGTATTTGTTAGCTGAACTATCGTTTCGCGTCGCACTGCGTTCGATTTGCCTACCTTAAGACAATTTAAAATTTTATTTTCCGTTTCATCTAAAATAATTTGTTTCATGGCTGCTCCTTTATATACACTTCTGTGTAATATACTCCACGCTCAATACTCTCTGCTTCTGTTCCGACGAACACGTCAATCACATTTCCTTTAATTGCACCACCACGATCTTCTACGATATAGATATTTCCATTTATCATCACTTCGCTGCCGGCAGGAATGATGTTCCAATCCGTTGCAATGGTTCTGCCCTCTTGTGGCATTGTTCCGGTTGCTGTGATGCCGCTACAACCGATGCAATCAGCTCCGTAGTGCGTGATTTTGAAGGTGCCTAGTGAAGTTCATTTAGCTTCTTCTACCTGTTTCACTTCTTTTAAACTAGCTAACTCTTGACGAACATCGCTTACCTTTTCTTCTGCAATCATAATTTGATCAATAGCATCTGCAGCTTTATTGGCATTTGAATGTGAAATAATTCCAAGTCCAAAGTTCAAAGCTACAGAGCAAGTAAGTGATATTGTTAATACTGTAATCTTTCTATCCTTTTTCACGTCCATGTTTTATCTCCCTTTCCAACAATAATTTCAACATTCCGTTATCCCTAACATACTCACACACATCTTTGAAACAAAAATACAACCCTCGACTATTCCCCTCTTTAACTACATATACACCTAGCGGACAATCACCATATCGAATCCATGTTTGTAATGTTTCTTTGGTAATCTCATGATTCAATATTTCAACTGCTTCACTCGTCTTGATAAACGTACTCAAAACTCTTCACCTACATTTATAAGATTTCTGACAATTTCATAAATTTTATAGAGGGTTGGCAGTGTGTTTTCTTTAAATAACAATTCTTCTTCCGTTGTTCGTTGCCCATCTGCGTACATTTGATAAATTTCATGAAAGACCTTTTCCATATCATCAGCAGCCTTTCCACTCATAAAGCCAAGCGTCTGCAAATCTCTTTGACAATACCCGTTCGGGTTCTTGCATCTGCCAATAGGACATTCCTGTGCGCAATATCTATCGCGCATATTCAAATCATGAAGATAAGCAGATAAGCTAACAACAAATTCCGGTGGAGCATTTCTATCGCTCATATAGTTATAAACAGTTGATTCACTTGTACTGCAAGCTTCCGCAATCTTTCTAACACTAAATGTGTCTTTGTCTTTTCCTTGCGCCTTCAAAATGGCGTCTCTTATTAAATTCAATTTACTTCTCCTTTCGCTCCGTCTGAATAAGGTTACTTTCATCACCTTTGCTAAATGCCTCTATCACTTTGATACAAAGCGTTTCAGCAATATTGGCAGCTTCCTCAAATCTAGTTTCAGGAATATCTTTTGACTTCTTATAGCCAAGCAAATAAGCTGTCATACGTCGGATAACTTCCCAAGTAGACCCCATATTGATTCTTATTAGCTGTTCCCAATACTTACGTTGGACAGAAACAAGCGGTTTGTTATAAACAGATATTTTCTTTTCCGCTAATATTTCTATCTTAATTTGTTCTTTCAATTCTTCTAACTGCTCTTTTGTTAAAGTGATTTCTTCCATATAAAAAACCTCCTGTTTTCCTTTCCATAATCAAAGAACTCAAAGAGGTTGTTTAATATACACTAAGATGTTATAATTTCAGCGTAATCCTTAACCTCGTTGAGGGTTGCTCTGTGAGTAGCACATGACTATTTGGCGATAGGTGCTACTCTTTTTTATTTAAGTAGTTTACTAACAACATAATCCGTTAAGGACATTCCGCTTTTTTTTGCGTTTGATAAAATCTTTTCTTTTTCTTCCTTAGTCAGTCTTATGTTCAGCCTTTCATTCCTAGGGTTTTCTACTTTAGGTCTACCCATAGTTTTGTTTGTCATGGTCCTCCTTTCTGACTATTTGGCTACCCATAATATACTATATACTTTTTGGGTTGTCAATTAGTCTTAGGATTATTTTTGAAATTAACATCTTAGGATATAAAAAACCTCCTGTTCACAATTTGTGGAAAATTGCCCAAGAGGTTGCACATTTCGTATTTGAAAATGTATATCGAAAATGATATACTATTTGTGCAATCTCTTGAGATTGTAGTTGAGGTACATGACCTTAGTCGCCAAACTTACTTCATGTGCCTCTCTTTTATTTTGCTTTCTTGATTAGTTGTCTGATGAGTTCAGCATAACTAATCTTTTTTTGTTCACATAAGACATCGAGTTTGTTTTTTGTATCTTCATCAATTTTAATCTGTAATCTTATGTCTTTGGGTTTTCCTATAATAGGACGCCCCATTTTCTTTTTTGTAGCACCTGCCATTTCACTCCTTTCCCTCACTTACACATAGATGTGTACCTTAGTGCCTACTAATATAATAATATAGGTGTGTAAGTAAGTCAAGGCTTTTATATGGATTTTGAAGAAATGCTATATTTTTATATAATACGTAACTTTTACGTATAAATATATTGACATACGTATATAATACGTATATAATATAAGTGTGATGAGGAGGTACAACATATGCCAATGACGTCTAAGGAAATGTGTAAACTCCTTAAGAAGAATGGCTTCATTGAAATGAAACATGCTCCTACGGGACATCGTAAATTTCATAATCCTACTTCTAAAAGGACTACCATAGTTCCTTATCACAACAAAGAATTGGGAAAAGGCTTAGAACAAGCCATTCTCAAGCAGGCGGGACTTAAATAAGTCCTCCTGCACTATTTAAGAAAGTGAGGCTAACATTTATGTCTAAATTCTATTATCCTGCTGTATTCCATGTTGCTGACGATGTAGGAGGCTACTGGGTTGAATTCCCTGATCTTCCGGGGTGTTTCTCTCAAGGAGAACAAATTGAAGATACAATGGAACACGCCAAAGAAGCTTTAGGTCTTTATCTTGATACAAGCGATGATATTTATGAACGTACCATTCCAGATCCATCATCTATTACGAAAGTAATGGAACAATTCCCTAAAGAAATTGTCGTGCTTGTCGAATATGACGATATCAAATACGCTCGTATGTATAAGAACAAAGCAATCAAGAAAACTTTAAGCATTCCCGAATGGCTAAATGATGAAGCGACCAAAGAAGGCGTTAATTTCTCACAAGCTTTACAGGAAGCTCTCCTCGCTAAATTAAATTTATTATAGCATTTCTCCAGCACTCTTAATTGAGTGCTTTTTTGCAACCTTATTCAGTTTTCAAAGATCTTTATTTTCAATTTGAGAAATAAACAAACCTTTTATCACACTTTGTATATTCCAATATACTGTTTCTTTGATATAATATCAGTGTAAACAAAATATGTGTTTTGTTTATTCCTAGGAATGAATCGCTACAACTTTGGTCGGGAGTGCGGTTCATTTTTATTTTTTAAGGACATTTGTTTCCTCCTTTCTCACGAATAAAACTTAGTCCATTCAAAGCCAAGCAACTTGCCTAGCTTCTGCGCAGTAGCAGGTCTTGGTGTTCTTTCCCCTCTCTCGTATTTACCAATAAGGGTTGCATCTACACCGATTTCTCTACCTACTTCTGCTTTCGATAAGCCTTTCTTATTACGCTTATCAATAAGCCATTCTCTCAATTTATCACCTCTTTTTTCAAGACTACTTGTCTTGATATATTTATATTATAAGGACTATTGTCTTGTTTGTCAATTATTTTTGGTCGATTTGTCTCAAAATAGTAAGCAATATTTAAAAAGACTGATTGTCTTGGTATAATTTATTAAAGAGGTGTCATATGTTAGCGGAAAATTTAAAAAAATTAAGAAAACAAAAAGAACAAAAAGAACATAGACGCATTTCTAAATCTAATGTTAGTAAAGAATTAGGTTTAGATTTGTCTGCCTATGGAAAATGGGAAAATGGCGACCGTAATCCTGATATGTTTTCTTTAATAAAATTAGCCAACTATTTTGATGTATCTATTGATTATTTACTGGATAACGAAAAAAGCACTCCCCTATGCGATGAAGTGCTAGAAATCAATAAGGCTATGGAGAAAGTAAATCAAGAAGATAGACAGCGAATGGTCGAAACATTAAAAGCTGCGTTTCCTTATGCGTTCGATGATTATTTATGGGCTATGAATGTCTTGCAACAAAATGATTATGTTATGTATAACAGTATAAAAGCTGGAAATAGTGAATTAAGCAAACAAGATATTATTAGAATAGCGAATGAATTGAAAAAGTAAGTGGGGGACAAGCATGACAGATGCAGAAGCAAGAGTGTTAATTAACGAATTGAAAGAATTAGTTACGAAACGTTTTGAAATCCCTCAAATAGGATTATCAAAAGAATACGAGATCAAAGGAATAAATAATCCAAAGTTTAAGTTTATTTTTGTTATGCAAAGAAAAGGAACTGTAAATCCTAACAAATGTACGTATATTGTCAGAGATAAGAATACAGGAATAAACTTACTTAGACTAGATATTGGGTCGCGCCCTCACAGAAATCCTAACGGAACAGTTTTAAATGGACCACATTTGCATATTTATAAAGAAGAATATTATTACACAAATACTAACTTACCCTATGCTATTGAATTTGATATAAACGACCCCTCTTTAATGGAAAATTGCATAGCTTTCCTAAAAGAATTTAATGTCATAGAATATCCTGTTTTAATTGAACAGCCTGCTCTATTATTAAATTAGTTGTATTTACTTCACAATGTTGTTGTGTATAATATAAATATAGAGAGGAAGTGAAACCGTGATTGATAGTTTGATTCAAAATTATTATGACTTTATAAAATCAAATATCCAAGTAAAGGAGATTCATGGTTACCACGAGATTACCACTCCTCTGCTTGATCATTCGAATGATTTTATTCAAGTTTATGTTAGCATTGATAATGACGATATTACAATAACTGATGATTCCTATACAATCAGCAATTTAAAAGCTTGCGGATTAAATTTTTCTGACAAGAGAAATAAAGTGGTAGCTGGTGTCTGCGCACAATTTGGAGTAAAAGTTGAAAATGAAGAAATATTTGTTAAGACCGATAAAAATAATTTTGGTCTTAAATTAGACTCACTGCTACAATGTATTGTAAAAATTGATGATCTATGCTATGTTTCAAGAGAAAGTGTAGCAAGTTTTTTTGATGAAGATGTGAAACAATACTTCGAGAAAAATAATTTGTACTTCACCGAAAATATATCTTTAATGGGGCAGTCTGGTTATCAATTTAAAATCGATCTCTCTTTCCAAAGGACAAAGGATAATCCAACACGTTGGGTTAATATTATTAATAAAGCTTCTAAATCTAATTGTATGATAACATCATTCGGTTGGTTAGATACAGTTTCTCAAAGAAATCATACGGAAAAAATGTATGTGATAATAAATGATAGTAATCCTATAGATAAAGGAGTATTAGAAGGCTTTAGAAACTATGATATTACCCCTATCTTATGGAAGGATATAGAAACAAAAATCAGTTTATTTTCTAACTAAGTTGCAAATAATATATAAAATTGCAACTTTTTTTATTATTGTTACACCTATCGGTAACATTATGTTCTATTATTTATACGTAAAGGAGTGAATGGAATGTTACCGAATAAAATTCAAAGTGCCCTTTCCTACTGTGAAGGGAAAAATGTTTATGAAATTATGGAAGATAACAACATAGAATTGCTATCTATCCCCTTAGAAAGTGCTTATGGTGTTATTTTAATCAATGATGATAAATCTATTATCATTATTGATAAAGCTTTACCTTGGCAATGCAAGGAGTTTGTCTTATGGCACGAAATCGGACACTTCTTATTAGACCATAAAAACGGAGAGTTTCATTTTCTTAAAAATTCTAAAGGAGAAAGGGACATCAATGTATTTGCTTGCCTTATGCTTGGCGGAAATATGCGGGAATGGACTTATAAAGGTGTTCCAATCGAAATCGCTGTAAATGTATATGATTATCTCTCACAAAACGTGTACGTCAAAGAGCTGCTATCTGATGTATATTTTTTAAAGAGGTGATGATATGCAAAAGAAAAGAAAAACTTATCGTAGAGGGAATGGAGAAGGAACAGTTTACAATCTAGGAAAAGGAAGAAGTAAGCCTTGGGTTGCTAAAGTATTTATGCAAAATGAATTAGCTGAGACTAAAAGAGGTATGCGACAGGTATATAAAACCATTGGATATTATTTTACAAAGCAAGAAGCTCAAATGGCACTTTTGGAATATAACAAAAATCCTGATGATATTAATTTTGCTAAACAAGTAGAGAATAAAACCTTCAATGATGTTTTTGAAGAATGGTTTGATATGTTACCAAAGGATATAAGCGAAAATACAGTCAAAGGCCATCTGTTCGCATACCAGCATTGCAAAAAAATAGTAAATAGGAAAATCAAAAGTTTGCGCACTATCGATTTTCAAAACGTCATAAATGATTGTAGTCTGTCTGATAGTTCGAAAATTAAGATTAAATCCCTCATGGTTTCCGTTTGCAAGTACGCAGAAATGAACGATTATATCAATAAAAATTACGCTTCATTTTTGCCTGCTATCAATGAAAAGCAATCCGACCTACATCAACCTTTTACTAAAGAAGAATTAAGGATATTATGGGAACATAAAGATATGCCTTATGTAGACACGATCCTCATTATGATCTATACCGGTTTCAGAATCAACGAATTGTTAGAAATGGAAAACTGCAAAAATATCGATATTGAAAATAAAACGATGAAGGGTGGTTTTAAAACAGATGCCGGAAAAGATCGCATCGTGCCAATCCATTCTTCTATAATGCCACTTGTAATGAACCATTATGATCCTGCGCAAAAATATTTCATAAGAAACAAGAGGAACGGATCACGTATGAAATATCAAAATTATCGGAATAACTATTTTGATAAAATTATGATAAAACTAAAAATGGAGCACCTCCCTCATGATTGTAGGCACACGTTTGCAACCTTATTGAATGATGCTGAGGCAAACAGCACCAGTATCATGAAATTAATTGGGCATTCCTCTTTCGATATAACCGAGAAAATATACACTCACAAAGATATAGAAGAATTACGAAAAGCTATTGAATTAATCTGATTTGTGAGAGTTTTGTGAGAGATAAGCTTATTTTTAATCCGTTTTATTCAAAGAAAAACACGAAAACTGCCTATTATTAAGCTTATAAAATTATTGGTAGTAGAATTCTACAACCGTTAATAGTTGAAGAAAAAGCCTTATTTAAGGGCTTTTTTCTTTTTATACTTTTACATTTGTGAGAGTTTTGTGAGTGATAAGACTTATTTTATTTATACATTCATCATAATCCCATCATTACGATAACTGTCATTTCCTTTTCTATCTCATACCAATAAAAAAACCAGCGTTACTGGTTTTTTTAAGCCTTCCTTTGACCGATAAAAGAAACATGCTCCGCAATGATATCTATGCTTCGATGCATATTGCCATCATTCCCCTCAAAGCTTCGAGACTGTAATCTTCCCTTAATTGCAACATAATCACCAAGTCGAGCAACACTAGCCGTTGTTTCCGCTATTCCTCTCCATAACGTGCAGGATAATTCGTCTTGTTCATAGACCCCCTCATTATTCATAAAAGGCCTGGACACTTTCAACACCATATTAGCATATTTATTCCCGTTTACAGTTTCTTTTACCACGGGAAGCTCTGCAATTTCACCGACAAAAGCAACAACATTCAT